GACTCAATACCTCCTAAGACAAACGTGGAAACTTGATCATATAAACATTTCTTAACAGGCAGACCTGTTACTGCAGAATACAGTGCATCTGCCCTCTCTCTATCTTGTAGCTCGTAATTGTTTGGTGTTTTAAGGTTACGTAACAGCCCATACATGTTTTTCGTGTTGTGTATCAATAAGTATTCACCCCAATACCAACAGGTCGTGGCAAATAATGACTCGAAAACAGGCAAAAAGAAATCGTGTGTGTCACGTTTATATTGGCTCAATGCATCTAAGGTTGTTGATACCCCTTCCCCAGCGAGCATTTGTGGTACCGCAGCCCGCATGAAACCTGGTCTAGGCAGCACCAATCTTCGTGTCAAGTGTGACCACCAGTGTGCCTCGACCGTCTCACAACCCGGTTGTGCTAGCCAGTACCGCATCTGTTGCCTTGCTTCGTAAGCATCTTCATGTACTCTATGGTTCCTAATATACTTAAATAGGACCGTTTTGAGTTCTGTGACATTAAAGTCAAACTGTATATTTAAGTCATCTGAGATCTTAATGTACCTAATCTTTTGCTCTGATAGACCTAAATCTATATCCTGATCTATCAGAAAGGGTGTATTCCGCAAGTTACCATTCATCATTTTATTTAATATGGCTACTTCCTTCATCGTAAACCCGTCCAAGTTCATTACTCCATGGTAGCGATTTAATTCTGCTAACTCTATATCAGTATCCGGTACTAACCTATTGACTGGAGTTAATATTAATTCATCTGAAGTCGTAGTTTTATATAAGTCTGCTGGTATCTTGAAAAGTCCATTGACAAAACCAATGTGGTCACCGAAATGTTGGCCACTACTAGAATGTCCGTCATCATAAGTGTACATCTTCCATACCTTTATATCCTTAGTAAAACTATACTGCTCCTTTTGCGCATCAGTCATATCCTGAGGATTATCATATAAGGCTGCAGGCACTCCCTCCACCCAGGTATCAAGTTCACGAATCCAATGATAAATATCTCTATCATACTTGGTTATACCTACAGCAGTATCAATAGTTCTTATATATTCACAAAGCTTGTCTACTTTCTGCGTTTGGTTAGCTGCTTCTACTATTTCTTTAACTAACTCAAGTCTCAGCTTAATTTTATGAGCATATTGCGTGTTTTTCTCAACCATATCCAATTTTGCTATGTATTGGTAAAAGACAAATAATAAGGACATAGAGTTATCATAAAACTTGTTGGTTATCACAGAATCGAAATACTTGTTCAACCGCTGTTCTTTGAGATCCGTAGATGTACTTATCTCGCGCAACATCTTAAGGACTGCCACGTATGATGGTGTCCCATCTGTATTTAAACACGCTTTATTCAAACCAAATACTGACTGTTGGTTTGGTCCAACTAAGATGCTTTGTTTTATACCGTATATAGTCCCTTTAGCCATACTGACTGCTGTTTGTCTCATTTGCTCAGCCAAACCACTAACGGACCAGGGTTTCTCACGGTTTTTAAGACCTTCCTGATCGCACCCGGCCCGTTTTGCCGTCTCGGGTGTCTCGAATATTTTGTTATCCTTTTGGACATCATGTTTGGTTTTACCTACCTTCTGAATGTCTAAGATGTCTAGACGTAGGTGTGTTTTGGCCCAGATCTGGCCATCAATGTATTTGACTACTGCAGC